GCAAGCGCCAACTAAACAAACGGAATCTGCGGCACCTCCTGAGATGGATATAGATGCTCAGATTGAAGCCGTTACAAGAGAAATAGAAGCGCTACAAAGCGAAGCTGCCCCTGCCTCAGAATCAGTTAAAGTAGGCAAGCAAAACATAAGCATCCCAACAGGCGAAGAGTTTGCACCAGCTAGCCTTGTTAAGGCTGTAATGAAAGTAGAGTCAGGTGGCAAAGCTGATGCTGTTAGCCCTAAAGGAGCTAGGGGCTTGATGCAGCTTATGCCAGCTACAGCTAAGGAGCTTGGCGTAGATATTGATGACCCGCAAGATAACGTAAAGGGCGGCAGTAAGTATTTGCGACAGATGCTTAACAAGTATGGCAGCAAGGAGCTTGCAGCGGCAGCGTATAATTGGGGGCCAGGCAATATTGATAGGGCTATCAAGCAGGTAAAAGCTGCTGGTAAAAAAGTAACGTGGCAAAACGTTCTTAATGAAGTTAAGGTTCCTAGAGAAACTAGGAATTATGTATCAAAAGTTATTAGTTTAGAAGTGTAATAATATCAGGAGGTTACATGGTTTGGGCTGCGGGGAGCTATACTAAAGGTAACGCAGGTACAGGCGGTTGGACTGGTGATGCCAGCCTTGGCATAGGCATTGAAGCTGGTCGCCATGATACGCAGGATAATGATTTTGCTACGGGCATTAACCAGTGCCTAAACAAAGACGGATCTAACGCTGCTACAGGAGATTTAAATATTGGCGGATTTAAATTAACAAACATTGCAAATGGCACCGCTAGTGCTCATGCAGCTTCCGTTTCGCAAGTAACTGCTCTAGTTCCAGCGGGATCTATTATTGCAACAGCAGTTAGTGTTGCTCCTGCTGGATGGCTTTTGTGTGATGGTTCATCACAGCCTGTAGCAACGTATTCAACTTTACATGCAGCTATTGGTTATACATACGGAGGCTCTGGCGCTAATTTTAATCTTCCCGATTTAAGAGGGCGCGTTGTTGCTGGTCTTGACAACATGGGGGGCACTGATGCAGGGCGTCTTTCATGGGCAAATACATTGGGAACTAATGGTGGAACACAAACCCATACATTAACAACGTCGGAAATGCCGTCGCATACACATACGCAAGACTCACATAATCATACACAAAATTCGCATGGTCATGGACTTACTCTTGGAAGCGCATTTGTTGTCTCTGGCGGTGGAGGTGGTGCATATATGGCTGCCACTGGTGCTTTTGGACCTTTCAACGATGGATCTTTAGTCGCTACAACTGCAACAAATAATGCAACTACTGCAACAAACCAAAACACTGGTGGTGGCGGGGCGCATAACAACATGCAGCCAACAATTCTGTTGAATTACATTATTAAAACATAGGTAAATAAATGACTAATATAAAACCAATGCCCGCTCCTGAAGGTTCTTGCGAAATAATCATACAGCCTACATTCGGACCAATGGTGGTTGGTTCAAGCAATTTAGATTCGTTGCCACACAATGATCAAAGTTCCGAAATGACATTTGCAAATGAAGGCAAAGCAAGTTTGATCACTATAAGTATTTTATTGAATCCAATTAGTCCTGCTAATAATGCCACTATTCAAATAATTCACGACGCACAAGCGTACGAATTGCCTTTATCATTAACCAGCAATGTTGCCCGACAAGTGCAATTCATAGATATACCTGCATCATTTGCAACATCATTTGTTGTTAAAAACTGCTCTGGGGTTTCGCTTGCTGATAGCGGCAATCAAGTGATTGTATCCCCACAATATACGTTATGAAGCTGAGACTTGTCAGAGTATCGGAGTATAACGGTGCAACTATGGGCGTGTTGTGTGTGAACGACATGCCTGAGTTTGTAACGCTAGAGGATGCTTGGCGAGCCAATGAGCGCAGGATTAGCTGCATACCCGTTGGGCGGTATAAGGTTATGCCAAGGCAAAGCCCTAAGTTTGGCAGAACTTGGCAGGTAATGGATGTGCCAGAGCGTGATCATATTTTGTTTCATGCTGGCAACACGCACAGAGATACGCATGGTTGCGTTTTACTTGGTATGCAGTTTGGAAGGATTGGAAGTGAATCGGCTATCTTGGCTAGTAGGTCGGCGTTTAATCGCTTTATGGATCTAATGGCAGGTACTCCCGAAGCAGAGCTGGTAATTATTGATGCTTACGGAGGGGGGCGTGTCCACTAATGACTCACGATGTTACAGAGTTGCGGTATTGGATAGACTTAGCTATCAAGATGGCTATTGGCGTGCTCGTATCGATCATTGGATTAGATTATCGCAGCGTAAAAAACAGCTTGCAGGAGTTGCAGGAAAACAAGTATCGCACGAGCGTAGAGGTACAGGTGATACAAGCGGAGCTGGGTAGCATCAAAACTAGGCTTGATAGAATAGAAGTTAAGTTAGATAAGGCGCTAGAAAAATGAGGCGCATTAGTCTTACGCTTTTATTGGTACTAGGCGTATCTGTAGAAGCATTGGGAGCGCCCAGTTTGCTAGGGGTATGTCATCCCAAATTTAATTGCGGTGCGGTACAGCAGCTTTATAAGGGCCAGGACAGATTAAATATTAGTTGGCTAGAGAATACGTTCGGTGGTGAGTGCAAGTGCTTAGAGCCGCTGTTAAACGACGCTAGGCCAAAAGTTATACGCACCCACCTGATACAAAGCCCTTGCATGAGAAACAAGCGTTGCGGGCGCTATGAGGCTTTATGGGGCTATACAGCAGCATCAGCAAGCAGGGCGGCAAAGAATCCAAAAAGTAGGTTAAGAAAAAGGTTTGCAGTAATACTTGAACGATTTAGGCAGCGTATAAACGGGAGGAATCTTACCTGTTACGTTAGCCCATGTTTGGAGTGTGACCTTTATGAACCTGCTAGAAGAGAGCTTGCCAATCTTGTATCTGCTGCTGTGCCTAGTTGTAACATTGTGGACAATCCATACCGGAGACGCTGCTTATCTGGAGCCGTTTGTGAGCGACATGGAGTTAATCCTAGTTTATCTGCCCCTTGTATAATTGATTTAGACGGCATTGATGGCACTACGGTTGATGTAAAAAAATGGGTAGCCAAATATCAGCATTGCGACCTACAATTTTATTGGGAATATTGGATGAACTGTATTCGTAGCGAGAAGTTTGTTGATCCAAGAAAACGGAACTGTAGTTACCCATTTAGTTTGTTTGAATATACAAGAGGAATGTTATGCCAATACTTTTATCCATCGTCCGACACTTGCTCACTTTAGCTGCTGGTAGCCTTCTTACCATTGGCGTTACTGAGGACCAGGCAGAGGGATTAGTTAAAGCAGCAGAGCCTGTAGTTGCTGGTGCTGTGCTTTACGGGGCTACTCAGGTTTGGTCTGTAGTTGATAAGAAGAAGCGCCGCTAAAAACTACTGCTTCTGTAAGAGCGGTTTTTTTCTTTTAGTTTTTGCTTTGAGATTCTTTCGCGTATTTTACGCACTGCATCTTCTCTATCTAGCAGCATAGAGCAGATATAAACTAGGTTGTAGGGTCTTGGAATATCTTCAAAGAAGAAGCTGTTTAGATCCCCTTTGTAGTATGCGGTTAGTTCTTGAGCAGGGGCGCAATAATCTGCGATTGCTCTATCAATTACCGCTAGCCATAGGAGTACTTCTGCTGGCACCGGCTGATCGATATCTTCGGGCTCTACAAGAATTTTCATTTAACAAGTTTTAGAAAATCTTCAATATACATTGTCACTAGCCAGGGGCGGTTGTTTTTGCGGTGACATACTATAGGCGTTTTATCTCCGCAGTCGCTAGTGGCTTGGTCAATAGCCTTGTCTACGTTGAGATTCTGAACCCGCTTACATTCGATGTGGTAATCGGCCAATTCGGTGCAAACTACATCAGAGTCGCCAGCCTTGCCGCAGAACTGTTGGGTACGCCTAGCAGTAAAGCCATGCTCCTTTAGCTTGTTTGCAAGCTCTCTTTCCCCTGCTGCGCCTTTGGCTCTTGAGTTTGTCATATTAGTAATAAATTTTGTCGCTGTTAGCTACTGACCAGCGGTTACAATCCTCTGCTGACCAGATGGTATCGAGTGTAACATATTCTTTTGTTGTTGCGCTTGGATTATTTCCGATAAAGAAGGCGTCTTTGAAAACGAGTCTGTTGGTAGGCAAAGCTGCAACTTGTCCGTTATCAAGCATAACGACGTGGGCGCACTTGTTTTGATCGGGCTGGAGCAGGAAAGCAGATTCAGATTCAGAATCAGGTAGCCAGTCAATCGTAAACCAGTAAGTGCCTGGTACTGTAGTTTTGTCTTTAAGGATTGCGTCACACTGGTAGCCTTTGAGTATATCAAAGGTAGTTACTATGGGGCGGTAACTGAAACAATCCCATAGTTGAAGTAAATCCAAAGAGAACTCAGCAGGGTAGCTAGCATCAAGGTCATGCCAAAGCCAATGCAGAGGAATATGGCGAAAGTGAGCGCCTGACTCAAGAAGTACGTTAAACTGTAGCGCTCTGTTTTTGTATGATTGAATTGCGAATGCGTAACCATGCTCAAAACCTTCTTTACCGTTTAAGTTCTTAGCTTCTATCCAGACTTTAAGAGGCGGTATATCTGCGTTCATTCTTCTTCAAATATATTTTGTTTTGTTTTGTTATCCATAAACTGCAAATGCAGCTCATCAAGAGGAACTCCTAACATTAGAGCCATGCGCTCTGCTTCTTTTCGTGACATAAATATCATGTCTGGCTTTTCTATTTCTCCCAGGTCTCCAATTATCTCTCTAATCTGTTCTGATATTGTTTTGCTCATGATTCCTCCTTCGGCGGCTCAGGTAGCTCTTGCCAGTTCACATCCACCATTTTGCTCATATCAAGAATATGCTCGCAGCTATCGGTCATCACCTTGTCGGCATCAGCAAGCTGTTCCTGTGCTGCTTTGTAACCAGCGAGGAAGGCCTTCTCACAAGCAGCTTTAACTGAGTGTGTATCTGCTATTGTACTGATGTACTGTTGCGCCATCTCTTCTAGTGTCTTACTCATCTTTTAACATTCCCATAATTTGATTTAATCGTTTCAACCCTAATTCTTTTTCGTGTTGCCAAAAAAGATTTTCCATATTTCTTAATCTGCATGGCTCGTCCCATAAAGTAAGAGTTGATAATTTGTGACAAGCAATAAATCCCCAATACAATTTAAATTGCGGAAATTTGTATAAGTATTTTTTTAGCCAGGTGTTTTTGTGCTCTTTGAATCTTTTTGAAACACAAGAGCTAACACCCACATACAAAACACTGTCTGCTGCAATTTTTTTGTTTATTTCGGTTTGATAAAAAACATATAGCCCCTCTGTTTTATATTTTGCCTCCTCATTTACTGGGCAATACAATTTTTGATTGATTGGCATAACCTTGCCGTTTTCTTTAAAAACGCTTAAAGCGTACATTACGCATTCGTAATCAATCATTTGTTACCTCTCAAACGATTCCATGCCCCACAGCTTATCCTGCGACACAAACCAAGCCTCTTTATAGCCCCCAGGATTAGCCCTAGTGCCTCTATCTACAGCGTTGTATCCTTCCAACCACCCCAACAGCTTAACGCTGCTACGACTAACGTAAGTAAGGATGTAGCGCCTATCTGGTGGGTCATTGTCACGAAAGACTAGCTTGCCGTCCTCTTTACGCACTGCCCTAACCTCTACATCATGCCCACAATCTGCTACGTCTTTAAACGTGCCATGTGTTAGCTTGTCTCGCTTGCCTAGCCACTGAGACACTTTTAGCTCTGCTAACGCTCCTACAGTGTGTATTTCTAACGCATCTAAAACAGACTTAACTGGCATTCTATCTTTGCAGCCTAGTAGCTCTGCTTCGTACTGCCTAACCTCAGCAGACTTAACAGCCACAAGCATTTCTTTGAAGGTGTAGGGCAGTGTGATCATGATTAAAATGGGATGTCGTCTAAATCTATTTCCTCAACCTTTGCTGCTGTGGGTGCCTTATTATAACCGCCAGATGCGATATGATTTACATCATGCTCTGCGCGATTGCTGGCGTACTTTACTGCCTCCTGTAGCAGCTCAATCAATTTCTCGACTTCTTCTTTAAAGAAATACTTTGTCTCTACATACTGATTTGTTTCTTTATTTTTGTATGTTTTACGCAGAGTAAAGCTAAACCCTCCCTTTTTTGTTTCCCAAACTGAAACATCTAGCCCTCTATCTCTAAAACTTTGCATTGGCTTATTCATATGGCCCCCTATTTTCCCAATTATTGTATTTACTACTTGTTTTATCTCGACAAACTGTTTGCTTTTTTGATATCCTGGACTTCTCATATATTCCGGCCCCGTTGATTAGTTGTTTTAATCTTCGGGGCTTTTTATTGCCCTGATGACATCGAGCGCCCACCGCAAACCATCTGCCTGACCCTTTTCAAAGTCGGACAAACGCTCTGCGGATTTGAACTGTTCAAGAACAAGTTCAATACCGTTCTCGACCCGATTTAAGTCTTTCGATCCAATTTCCGAATGCGTCACCGATTAACTCCGTAATTTTTACATTGTGTTTCTTGCTGTAGTTTTTCAAATAAGTGACGTATTGTTTTTCTACTATCACCGTCCAGCGGATTGCCCCGTCTCGTGGTGCATCCCGCCGTTTTTCTTCTTCTGTCATAGTTTATTACTCCCTTTACTTTTACTAATAGCCGTAGCTTGTTACGCTTGTACTGGGCTTTCATCTTTTACGTCCTCTGTGATGCACTGCGATAATCGTTGAAGTCTGATAGGCGCTCGCCAGATTGTTTCCGTAATTTGCTTTGCCTCACAGTTTTTTAAGTAGCGCTCTGCTGCTAGCCGTTGATCACCGTCTAAGCTGGAAGTGTCGTAGAAGGTTGGAACTGCCTTTGGCTTAGGAGCGTCGGGCGGCCTTACCTCGATTACGTCGCCATGCACTAACGGATCTATTGGTGGTGGCTCATAGGCTTTAGGCGGCGCAAACTCTGACGGCATTTCCTCTGCTGTATAGAGCCCGCCAAGCTCATTTATAAACGCCTCTCTGATGGCTAGTGACTTGGCGCACTTTGAAAGCATTATGGAAGGCATCTGCTTCCAGATAGGCGTTGCTTTGCCATACTCAGCCATGTAAGCCGTAGCGATTGAAGGGAACCGCCTATCCTTGCGGTATACCTTAGCCGTTGCAGCGATTAGGTTGCCCTTATCATCGCGCTCAAACTCAACCTCCATGCCATCAAACTGAGGGTGGCTATTGGCAATCTTGAGGAACCCATTAATGCCCGTCATTAGCTGCAAGCGTCCCCCTGCCTTAATCGCCCAAATCTCTTTGGTGGCCGGATTCAAACCGGTTGCCCGACACATTTCGGCAAAAAGCATAAACTCAGGGTCGGTTAGCCCTGGCGCTACGGTGTTGCGGAGCGTTGTCAGCATCTCAATGTTGTTTGTTGTTGTTAGTTCTTTACTCATTTTCGTATGCCTCCGGTGTAGCGTTGTATATTACGTCGTCAATATCCTCTAGCAGTGATTCTGCGTCCTGCTGGCAATTCTCGCAGCAGTCGTTCCACCCTTGCACTGGGTCAAACACAAGTCGCCCGTCATCAAGCCGACTAGCCTTGACGGTAAACTCATGCCCGTTACGGTGCCTTAGTCTGTAATGTGGATAATTTATTTCGATTAATCTCATCATATATTCCTTTTAATTGTGTACAGCGCCCCTACCGTATCAGTACACAGTAGATAGTGCTAGTACTTTTTTTGCGTATTGTTGTCCCTCAGCACATTTTACCCGCCCACAGTTGTAGACGGTTAAAGCACGCTGTAGATCCCCATGCTGATCAAGCTCTTCGCGCAGGATCCTAGCTCCACAACGTAGGTTGTAGGTCGGATCCCACAAATGATCAGCGTTAGGTAGCCCACAGCGTTTAGCGTTGAAAGGCATGATCTGAGCTATCCCCCTAGCGCCGACTCGTGAGACGGCTTTAGGGTTATAAGCACTCTCGACTCTTACAAGAGCTTTGAGCACTTTGCGTGATAGCCCATAAGCATCAGCGGCACGCTCGACTTCTGCCTCCAGGAGAGCCCTAGAAGCCACCACAGGGCGTTTAAGCAAACGGTTCCCATGGTAGAGTAAGGTTTCTGGAAGAGAGACGTAACAAGCCGCCAGGACCAGGGCAGCGACTATAAAGCCGCCACCCTGCGAGCTTTCGGTGCTCATCGTCGTTTTCCTGTTGTTGCTGCTATAGCTGTAGCAGGGTCATCGCCTAGAACGTAGACTCTAACCCCAATAGCAGTTGTGACCACCCCCACGAAAAAACAAACGTGTAACACTGTGACCATAATGCCGGTAGGCGTGAATAATAGCTCTTTAATCTTTGT